CCCTTGAATCGTTTACAATATCAGCATTTATTAAACTAATATCAAACTCAATTACACCTTCTTTCGGTCTAACAGATAGTACCTGAATATTAGCAATTGGATAAATAGATTGTTTAACTATATCAACTTCGTTTGGTTCTCCCTCGATCACAGTCTTAACAAATGGATATGTAAGTAACTCATTCCTTAAACTATCGATAACGTGATAAAAACTTTTCATTTATTGCTTTTTGTTTAATTGTGCTACTTCTATTTTATTTTTGTCCTTTTCAAACAATAGATAATTTAAACATTGATTAAGGGGTAAGGCTGTAACGGTGTCAAATTTCTCAATGCGTCCTCCAGCGAGAGTATAGATTGACTGATACCATCCCCATTTTCTTGCAAATTGTCCTTCACTAGAAAAGTCTTGCTCATCTTCTTCGTCTCCACTTTCAAATAATCCACTGTAGCTTGCAATAATTCCTGTCCTAAATTCCAAAAAAAAACCGTAGAACTTAATGCTATAGAAGTGGGAGCGTATAACATCACATCACTGTAATTTGCTGAACCCTGATACTTTTCTATTAGATATTTATCTCCTTTTTTCTCTACTATTGGTCTATACAAAACTGCCATTGCTTTGTTCATAGTGTCCCAGTTTGATATATACTTTTCAATGTCAACATATTCTTCAAAAGATATATTTTCTAAATCGGGGATCATTCCGAACTCTACGTTATTTAAAAAAAACCTCCTTTGTAACGGCATCTTTTTATTAAACATATTATCAAAGTGAGTATTTAACTCTAATACAGATTTTAAAGATATTAGCTTAACTTTATCAGGTTCAACAGCACAAAAGTACTCTATCATCTTTTCAGTTACACCAGACTTATTAATAGACGTGTCAATATTAGCAGCATCATTAACAAATGATTGATATAAATGCAACGGTATTTCGTTAGCTTGTGAAGGTATTTTAATATTCAACTCCATATTATTAATATAACTAGGTTTATTTATTTTGTATCATTTTAATATATTCCATAATTTCCTACAGGTTTAATCTCAAACCAGTATCTCATCATGATCGAGTCCCAATCATCTGGGGAGCGTCCTATCATTTCCTTAATCTTATCCTTTGGTATAATTGCCAAGCGTCCATCCTTATCAATATCCTTCATTTTGATCTGCTCCATTTCTTCGCTTATTGTATCTCTAACCGTTCCATCGTTACAAACCTCCCCAACTTCACGAAGCATTATTTTTTTAGCCATTAGGATTGAGCATTGACTTTTTAGATTTGCGTAATTCTCATTATTAAGTGCTTTACTACCATTTATAAAACCGTTGATACTTGGTCTAGTCAGGTCTTTAACACCTCCTCCAACACCATCCTCATCAACAATTATATTACTAGAACTTACTCCGTGTGTTTTTTGTAGTTCGTAAATTTTTTCAATAACAACATCTAAACCACTTTTTGCAATTACAAACCTATCAATAACCAACCAACCATGCCACACCCTAAAAACCGTTGTATCTTTACCCATACGAGCAACGTCAACAGTCATATACTTAAGTCCTTCAGGTTTAATGTGTATAGGATTGAAATAGTCCATAATTGCACCCTGTTCGATTAATGTGCTAGGATCGTCATCATACTCCCAATTGCCATAATAAAGACGTTGTTTACTGTTTTTATCTAACTGAAGTAAACTTTCTAAGTAAGATGGTGGCAAATGTGGATTATCTTTCGGCAGGGCTTGAATAAACTTTCTGTAAGGTTTTAGTGTGTTTGTTTTGTTAGGGCTGTAAAACTCTTTATAAGTCCAATTCTTAGCAGGGTTACAAGTACCCAACATTTTAGGAATTAAGTTGTATTCATTAAGCTTATATCTAATCCTAGACTTAACAATTTGCCAGGCTTTAAAAAATAATTGGTTGCACTCATCAATAAATGCCCCTGTAATTTCTAAACTCCCTAGATTGTCGTAATTTGGATCTGAAGGGTATAAGAATAAATCTTTTAAAATTATCTCTGAACCGTTTGTAAAGGTTATTACATTCGATTGAGCATTATAATTGTATTGGTCGCTAATATTCAACTCACTAGATAATTCAAAGAATGTGTTTAATGTTGTTTCTTTTAAAGTCTTAAGTTTAGAACGACCCATTAACCATCGGGTGTTTGGGTATTTTTGACACATTGAGATTAACCAAAGGCAACCGAAAGCGGATTTTCCACCACCTGCAGCTCCTCCGTATAATACTTCTTGTGTCGAATTATCGTTTAGATAATATTGAGCATGTTCTTGTTTTATTAAAAGTTTCAAATGTCTTTATTTTCTTCAGGATTAACCCCACTCCCTAAGTTAATAATATTCTGCAACTTTTCCCCCATACTTGTAACGTCCATCTGTTGTTTAGGTTTACCAAAGTAGTACTCAAATGCCATTTTAACTGCCCAATCTTTTCCACTTGCAATCGCTATCTGTAACTGATTAAACGCTTCAGGCATTAAAGGAGTCAAACGCTCTATTAAATTCTGTTCTTCAGCTTTCGATTTTCGACCTGATCCAGCGTGACCTTTATTGTTTTTTCTTCCGTCCTCCATAATCGTTAAAAATCGTTATCAATTACCAATTATCTACGTTGTTAATACAGTATTCACTCCCTACAACCGCATTAGTCCAATCTGTTGCATTTAAATAGAAAGTCTTAATATTACCACTACATGAGTTTTTAATATCAACTGACATATTCATTCCATTATCAGAAACAACAGTTCCACAATTACAAATTTTATCCTTTTGGCATCCGACAAATAGAACTGCTAAAAGTAATATCTTAATACGCTTCATAAACTGATTTTAAATTATCCATTATATCTCTTAAAATTGAATCTGATATATTTGAAGACATTCCACTATCAAACAATCTGTTGTAAATTTTAGATATTGCTTGTTTTTCGATTGGAGAAAGTGTAGTATCTTCGTTTGAAAATAAATCCTTTAAAATCTCGTATTCATTTTCGTTCAAACATTGAACATTTTTTTTGTATGGTAAGATATTATTTAAAATCTCTTTACGTGCATCACATCCACAATCTTCTCCAGCTACAAATTTAACAATCTTGTCAATTCCTACTGCTTGAAATACTTTTTCAACTGTGTCTCCTAAACCTTTACTTTTTCTCATAATTGATAGTTTTTATAATCCTCTGTTAATTTAACCCTTAATTTATTCTTACATTTTTTTAACGTGCTAAATACACTCTCTAATGATATACCACTTTCTCTTGATATCTTTCTACCTGAATATTCGTAACTCACTTTAAAAAGCATTTTATCGTACCAATCCCAACTGTTTACCTCTTCATCAAATAACTCTTTAAAGTTATAATTAATTCCATCCAGTTGTTGAATCTCATTTTCATTTATTTCAGATATTTTTAAAACAGTATATTTTTTTTGTTTTTTTAATTCTGAGTAACACAAGTTTCTAAGTGTGATCCAAATGTATGCTTTATTTACTTTATTTGAAACTACGATATTTTTTGATACTTTAAATGTATAAATTCTTAAATACATATCCTGAACTATATCTTCGTATCCGTCAAATATACCAAACGATTTAACAATCAAACACCATTCATTATGATTCTCTGATAATTTGTTTAGTAATTTGACTTTATCCATTAATTTAAATAATAAGTAAATATTATAGCAAAGTTAACATTTTTTTGTTTAATACAATGATAGTTAAAAAATATCGGAGTAACAATTGTTTCAAATATATCCATTATTTTAATAATAAAATTATTGAATAGATTAATAGTATTCCCCATGCTATGTAAAGATATGGTAATAGTTCTTTATTTTTCATCTTCTATCTGTTTTAAAAATTCGTTAATAAACTCCTTAACTGTTAAGTGAGTGTATAAGTACCTATTTTCTAAGTAATGCATAGTGTACTTCATTAGTAACTCTGTTTTTTCCATATCTAATCGTTTTCGTTGTTTTCAAACCATCCTAATCTACTTAGAACCCCGTTATGTTCATTTCTTATCTGTCTAAAAAACTTTTGTTTTTGCACGTTTCCCTTACGTTTTTCTAATCTCGTTCTAATCCAATGCACATTAAATCCGTTACACCATAGATTATATTTAATTGTTTGATCCATTTTATAAATTATTATAAATTATTATAAATTTCTAATTCACTACCTTGTAAATCAATTTTAAACGGTGCAATATAAATCATTTCGCTTTCATTCTCGTAGT